AAATGAACACTATGTGGTGTAAGTTTTAGAACAACTCGACACTCCATAGTGTCACTTAGTTTAAGAAGGATGCTCGTAAATTCCGAGCACGAATTCCAAGTTTATTGGTAAACGTTCCAAAAACTCACATAAAGAATTCATGTGAGTCTGGATTCGTATACCAAAGGGTAATGCAGCTTGGTTAAAACTTGGAGGAGACCAAGCGGCAGAATCGTACTGATGTCGTAATATTGAATATTCGACAGCCATTCGGTAAATCGAGAGTACGGTTCGTTTATAATCATACCGAATGATGGAAGTAAACATTTGCTCTTCCACTAAATTTTGAATTAGATGATTAATAATAGATTTTAAGATCTGACATTGACCTAAAGTGCAATATCTAAAGGGATTAGTAAATTGCCCATCTAATGTATTGAGGAAAGGATACAGTTGGAAAGGTGGTTCTGGTTCCAAAGGAGGCATTTCATCGTCACTGTCACTATCTTCATCCTCTAATGTCTGTTGCTGAACTTCCATTACCACATCTGGTTGTTGATCATGATCAGTAGCTACTGCTTGAATAACAATATTAAAATCTACTTCCATTGCGGTAGGTGTAACATCCTCAGTAGACCACCCACATGCATCAATAGCTTCTTTTATATCAACATCATCAAATACTTTAGATTGAATATAATTTTCTAAAGCCTGTGAAACTTCAACAAACTGAACATCAGAATCAATGATAACATGGTCAAACAAGACAACATTTTCATCACTTATTGGTAAGTGTGGATTCTCAATTGAGGTCCACTCCCAATAATGCTTAGTTAACCTTTCGTGTTTCAATTGCATGATATTCTTTGATTTTTGGTTAAACACCATACAAAATTTAAGGTATAACTCTTCATCGATACATAATTCTCTATGTGCTTGTGTAAGGACATCAGTACACCAATCTGGTGCAAAATTATCCCTAAAAGCAAGCATCTTCCATACAGACTTAGGATCAAGAAAACCATGAAACACACACTCATTATCATCCCATACTGGTGTTCGCTTAAGAAATGATATTTCATGCAATTGCTTAGGTCTAATTTCAGAAACTTTATCAGATGATGTAATGTCCATACAAATAAACTTTGCAAACAATTGTATATTAGCATGAGTATACCATGGGAGACATAATTCTGATAGAGCTTTTATCGCATCATCCCCATAATTACCACCAAATACATTATGGAAAAATTCATCAGATATCGAGACAAAATTAGTCAATGGGGATACGTTGTAATAGTACACATATGTCAGAAAATAATATTGCAAAACCTCAATAATTAATTCAGCAATGCAATTTAATGTAGCTGTCCCATAAACACCACTAGGTAAACCAGAAAACATTAAGATTATGTCATTTCCACAAATAATAACATACTGCCATAAACCTGTAAGTATCAACATAATACGTTGTAATTCTCTATGATTATGAGGATCCATATAAAATG